CTTTCAGTAGATGACATACCTATTACTTTACCATCTGGCCCCAAAACCATATGTGTATGTTTAAGTGCTTCATCAAGTGACTCACCCATGAAGTCAACGTGTGCATCTATACTCTTTGACTGTCTTAGATGTGCCTGTGATGCTTTCTCTAACTCTCCAACTATATTCTTCAAGTCCTGTAATCCACCAGCACCCTTAGGCCCCTTTGCGTTTGCACTAGTCATCATGTCAACGTGTGATTGAACTCTTTTGGATTGTGCAAGGTGCATTTTTGATGCGTTCTGTAACTCACCAATTAACTTTTTAAGGTCTGGAATATCTCCTGCTTTCTCGTTGATTTCAACTTCCTCTTTAACTTTCATTCCCATTTTTTTTCGTAATGCATCTATCTCTTTTTTAATTTCTTTTTGTTTGGGTGAACTAGGAAAGGCTTTCAGTGCTTTGTTTTGAAGTTTAAGAAGTTGTGTTCTTTGTTCTGGTGTTCCTTTTCCACTAAAAAACTTATCACTATCATATTTTTCTTGCACAGATGGAACTAAAAGATAATCTCTCATCTTGTTCATACTGTTTGATGCGACTGCAAGTTTGTTTGTCCACCAAGTCGGTAGTGAATCCTCTGGACTCATACTCTGTAGTTTACTCATTATCTGCATTGCATCTTCTGTGATAGTCTTACATTGACGTATTGCAGATGCAACGTCTTGATGACCATCTTCATTCATCTCTGCTTTCGCCATTTTAGTTGCAACACCCATCTTGACAGACATTGCATCTTTACCATATCTCTTCTTAAAATCGTCCATAGGTAACTTCTTCGCAATCTCTTCTCTGCGTTTCAATTCTTGTGGAGTAAGTTCTCTTTCTCTGATGATGATGTTATTTTCATTCAACTTCACCTGTTCATACAGATCACCTATATGTGTATATTTTTGTCCCATGTTTAACCTTTCATCAAGTCTGTAACAGACTTTGTGCTCCAAAATTTACATGACCAGTACCTTGCTTTATACTTAGGGCCTGGATTATCACAGTTATGTCTTGCACGAAAAGACTTTCTTCTTGCTGGATCATCTCGCTTGATTGACATATTTGGATCACCAAATTCAACTTTGACCACATTACCTTTGTCGTTCTTTACATAAACTTTGTATTTTTTTCTATCGCCTCTTGTAGGATTATTTAGTTTAACTGGTCTTCCATCATACTCTGCACCCTCATCTATTTCACCCCATGCGTTTTTAAGTGCAAACTCTTTCATAGTCATTCTGACTTTAGGTGTTTCATCACCATCTATCGAACAACCCTCATCAAGACCTAGTTTCTCTAACATCTTATCATGCACTTCGTTCATCTTCCACCACCAGTCATCACCATGATCTAACTGATACTTCATTCTGGTATCAATTGACTCATACCATGTCTGCACACTCTCTTCTGTAAACTCTTCTTTGTACATATTCAACTCAAATGGTTTTGAACCACCTTTGTTGTAAACTTGTATCTGTAGATTGCCACCTTTACCTTTGAGTCTATACTTATTTGTTTTACCCTCAGATGGTTTTTTAGGGCCAGTTGCAACTTTACTGTCAATATCTTTTGAGTCTACTGTAATACCCATTTTCTTTTTTGCGTAGTCATATGCGTGTTGCATTGCACCAGAAAAAGTAGAGTGGTAAAGGTCATACTTCTCATCAAGGTCAACTGATTCTAATTTTGGGTAATATTTTTTAACTAATTTATCTCTAAGATCTTGTTCTTTTTTTTCAATAGAACCTTGTTTATTATGGTTCTTTGCAATTTGACCCATTAACTTTTTCTCAGCAGGAGTTCCATACATATTTACAAGTTTAACACCATTTTCTGTATGACTATTTGAATTTTCATTGTCTTGAAAGTCTTTCTTAGTAAACTTCTCATCAAGTTCAAACTCTTCTTTCTTCGCCTTCTTAGCAGCACTCGCCTTTGACCATAAATCAGCATCTGCTTTTCTCGCACCACCACCTGTTAAGAATGAGTTGACTCTTGCAAACGCCCATTGTTGTGGTGTAGTGCCTGGTCTGTGTCCTGTTCTCCATGCGGCCATACCACGACTGTAAACTTGTTTGAGAATACCATATGGGACTCCAGATTTTTTGGATTTTTTTACTAGACCCTCTATCTTCTCATCTAATTGAAAATCTTCTTCCATGTCATTATCCTTTTTTTCTATATCATGGTCATAATCAGCGGCAAGTTCTTGTGGTAAATTACCTTTTTGCACTAATTTATTAACGTACATTTGTAGTGGTTTAATTCTATCGAAACCCATCTGGCGACCTAAATCAGACAGTATTGCACCATTACTTGGTTTTCCTCTTGTCTGTTTCACTCTTTCAATATATTTTGTGATTAAATCTTTGTAACCCTTTGGGTGTGTCAATCTGTGTATTGTTGTTTTGATAAGTTCTGGTACATTGATACCTGTCATCTCATCAATACTCCATGACTCATCAATTGGGTCATATTCAGATTTTAGTTTTTCTATTTTTCTCTTGGTTGCATCTATTTCTAATTTTCGTTGTGGTGTCATTGATACTCTTTGTAAATGACCCAAGTATGATTCTAAATCATCTAGTCTATCTTGTTGTACCTTTGATAGTTTTCTTTCACCTAGTTCATCTTCTATAGTTTCATTCGTTTTCTTCTTAGTGGTAAGTTTCTGTTTTACTTTATCAACCGCTGTTGCAACTGCGGCTGCTCCACTACCAACACTTGATGGATTTATCTTACTTACATACTTTGCAATAGTAGGTGCGGCTCTCAACCCCAATCCTACAAGTGGTGCGATTTCATTTACATCATCACCAAACATCTTTTTGAACTTGAGTGTGTGTTTAGATGGTTTCGTCTTTTTAAGTTTACCAGATTTGTCTTTGTCGCCAGGTGCTGGTGTGTATGCAGCTGGATTATCATCGTCCATCTTCGCACCTCTTTCAAAGTGGTCATCACGTTTTGGTTTTGTTTTTCTTGCAACACCTTTATAATACTTCGCTGGTTCAGTTCCTTTGTCACCTTTTATATCTGGGTCTTGTTTTACTCTTCGTAAACCCTTTTGTATTTCATTTAGGTTTATCTCATGCAACCATACTTTATGCACTTTACCATTATTGTCATTGAACGCAACGTAGTTTGTACCTTTGCGAATAATCTTACCCTGTACACCATTCGCTTCTACTATATCATCTATGTTCCAAATCTTACCTGTAAGATACATATCTCTGAGTGACTCAAAGTCAGTCATCTCACCCATATCTCGTTCCTCACGGATACCCATATGTTTTCTTACATCAAGATAAAGTTTCTTACCATCTTTGAAATTTCTAGGTAGTCCTTGACTAAATGAGTCAAAGTCACTATCAGATGCAGCTTTCCTCATCTTTGATGCAGACATACCCTCAACACCCTCTGCATCTGGGTCACGTTCTCCAGCAGATACTACATTGATTTTATCGAACTTATAGAAACCATGTCGTTTACCCTCAACACCATTGTAGTTGTTAAGTAGTGAAGAAAACTCTCTAACTCTATCAGAACCAACCACCATAGTAACATTCTTGAAACCCTCGTCATGAAGTTTTACTGCAATATTTATCGCTGTTCTTGCATCTTTATCTGCAATGATATTCTTTGCAAAACGTGGATACATCTTTCTCATGTATGCAATCTTGAGTGTAAATGGTAGTGGGTCTTTCTTTTGGTTCTGGGAATATGATGGATAGATACGGAACGGATTACTACCAGCGACAGATGCAACTTTCTGTATCAACTTTTCGTGACCAGTTGTAGGTGGATTGAACCTACCGAATGTAAATACTACATTCTCTTTTTGTTCTATGAGTTCTAAAAATCTACGCATCTGGATCACTCTTTGAAAGTTCTCTTGCTCTTTTGACGAGTTCTCTTGATTGTATCTTTATTTTTGGTAATAGTTTCTTTGCAATCTTTGATATCTTGGGGCCGTGTTTGAGAGAAACCATTTGGTTTATCTTCGCTTTACCCTCTCTACCCATTTCATCATACTTGGGGTAGAATTTCTTCCTTACTGTATCTCTTGCTTTTTTCTGAGCTCTCACTAGAAGTTCTGGTGTAGACTTCATGCGTTTCTTTTTGAGTTCGATTTTCTTTTTGTATGCTGGGTTTTTCATCAATCTTCTCATACGGATTGATTGTTCTTTTGACCTCTTTCTGAGTTTTGCAAGGTCGAGTCTTTTCATGACTGCCTCTTCTAACTCTTTTGTGAGTTCTTTAAAGTTTTTCATTTTTCCCATGCCTCTAATTAAGGTGTTGTTGAAACAGTTTACCTAACTTTGTATTTAATCTTACTTCAGAAGTGATTAACTGTTCATCTTCATTAGCTCCGTCCATTGCAAGTAGGTCTTCTTGTATTTGTCCTCTGTACATAGTTTTTATCTTATCAGTTCTAGGATACGGACACATAGAAAATATGTAAACTAGTTCCTCTGCTTTCTCTCCAATCAATGACTTGACTTTTTCTCTGTCTGACGTACTCTGGTGACTAAACCTCTGTGTTCCATAAACAGAATGAAAAAGACACGCATCTTGTAGATATTCAGAACCACCCCTTTCTTTTACTATATCCCTTGTTCCTATCAAATGTTCTAATAATGTAGTACCACTATGCAACTCTTTATCACAACCCATACTCTTTAAAAATTCAATCTTAGTCTGTTCGTCTATCATTTATCCCATGCCTTAATCGCAGTAAAGTTGTTAAACGAGAACTCCATTCGGTCTACAAGTTTAACAGCACCACCACTTACTCTATCAATTGCAACGTACCCCTCTGGGTTTGTCACTTTATAACCATTACTAGTCCTAATGAACGTATCAGTAAGACCCTTAACACTATTTAGTTTTTTTACTATCTGCATCTTTGCATCTACCAGTAAATTCTGAAATGTGATGACTTGTGTAAGATTATTAACGTGTTTCTTAAAATCTCTCACATATTCTTTTTGCATATTAGTATACTTCTCTTTACCCTTATCACTCTTTACTTTGTCTATCTGTTTCTGTATTGACATCTGAACCCAATCCACATAACCAGCTGCGTGTTTCTTTGGGTTCTTGATTATCTCACCAGCACGAACCTTTGAGTTGTTGTATGTCTTGAGTGATGCACTAGATAATACACCTGTCATACTGTTTTGTAAATTTAGAAACTGTTTTAATAAAGGTGAATTTATTTTTCTAAACGTAGAACCAGTCTGTGATAATATCTTTGTAACTGCATCTGTTTCCTTTTGTGTAAAGGTTGCACGACCAGACACATCTTTGTATGTTGCATCATCCATCCACACACTTGATGGTTTAGATAACTTTGATATGTCTGCACCAAATGATGCTTTCATATCCTGTAGTGCAGAACCAGTATAGGTTGTATGCCATACGACACCAACCTTCGCAGTATTCATTATTTTACCAAGAGGACTATCAACAGGAACAGCGTAAACAATAGTATTAGGCTGGAAAGTGTAATATGATACCCCTTCAATAGTTTCTTTCGAAATGTCGTTTGTGAACATGAGGTCGCCCTGTAAGACTCCTTTGATTCCAAGTTTTGAGAACTCTGTGAGTGCGACTTTAAATTTTTCATTTAATGCTCCAGACAAGTCTGCATCTATTTCTGCAATTGTCTTGTATAGTTTTGGACTTACGTTGAATACTGATTTCTTTGCAACAAAGAACTTACCATCTTCTGGGTCGATACCAGCAAATATCGCAGGCGCTCCATCCCATTTAACAGTCATATTTGTTGAGGAACGAGAAGAACCAGATAACATATCTCTGAGTGATTGTAGGAAATTAATTGCAGCCCTACCACCATCAACACCATAGTTGAGTATTTCATCCTCTAGATGTTCTAGGTGTAAGTTCTTACCACCCTTATCTTCTGTTAGTAGTTCTGAGAATGTTTTCATTTTGCATCTGGATTTGGTTTGTAATCACACATAATGTGTGATGGGTATAATCCACCTTGTTTATTTCTTATATTTATTTTAAATATATAAAGTTTTGTTATAACCTCTATGTCTATTCTTTTTGCAGAGCCTGGTTTTGGATATAATACCTTAACACTTTTAACTTTTGCAGAGTCCATCATTCTTCTTCTGGTCATTTCATAATACTCGACCTTTTTGCCTTTCTTATGAACCATGTAATATCCGTAACCTATACCTGTGACTAATAATTGTAACAGTGACCTCATGTTTACTTTTCTGGTTACATCCTCTTCTATCTTAGGTACAATTGTTCTTGCATTCTTTTTATCATATTTCTCAAAAATGTCAATAAATTTTTTCTCGTCAATACCAAACATTCCTAATAATTGTTTTGCTCTTTTATCTTTAAACTTACCAGTTTTAAATTGATCTTCAGTAAAAATAGTCGCAACACCAGCATTGAAGAATGTAACTGTTCCACCAAACTTTAGTGAGAGAAAGTAAGGTTTACCATCACCATAAACAGTAACATCTGTTATCAGATTGCCTATTTGCAATCCTCTACCTTTTATTATTGCACCAATATCTGTAAATACAAGTGGTCTACGAGTATTTGCACCACCCTCTAGTTTTACTGATATGTCAGAGTGTTTTGATAATATAGTATCATGTAACTCTCTCATAAACTCTGGATAAGTAAGATTTGGAGAGTCAACACCCTCTGCGATATATGTTTCTATATCTTTTGTTACTTGACCTTCAAACCCAAATCCTTGACTTTTCGCACCAGTACCACCTCTTGAACCATTACCAGCAGATACTTTTATACCATACTTCTTTGATAACGCTGGTAAGTTAAGATTATCTGCAACGAGTCTATGTATCTTAACAACCTTTTCTTTGGGATTTTTTGATATTGCGATTGGGTCGGCCATACCATCAGATTTTGATAGTATATCTTTCAGTAATGCTTTTAGATTATCTTTGTTGTGTGGAATATCTAAGGTGTCTATCTCACCCTCAGACTTTGGGAATATATCATATGCCTCTGTTAAACTTCGTACCCTTGTTACAACAGATTCTTTTATAGTTAATGGTTTTAAGATACGAATATGATCTCTTATTGACATAACACTTTCCCATTTAAATATAGTTTCCTATTATTTATTATACTTTTAATTTAGAAAAGTCAAGGTTTCTTTTACCAAATGATGTTTTATCAAACAATGATGTATCTATTTTACTAGTATCTTGTCCACTATCAACCAAATCAGATTGGTCTTCTAGAGATGCATCTGACAATCTCATCTTCGCTCTGTCAATCTTTAGATAGAACGTCTTGTTTATAGTTGGGTCATTATATCTGTTCTTCAACTGTTTTACTTTGATTAGATGTTTATCCTCAAGTTTATCATTTGTAACTAACGCAAACATGAAGTCAGCTGTTGCAGGCAGACCGAAAGACTCAGATGTATCTTCAAGACCTATATCACTGGATACAAAACCAGACCTAGTGGTTTGAGTTGCAGACATGATAGGAACATTACACTCAACTGCAAGACCACGCAGTTCTTCTGCAATCGACTTGACTAGGGTATATGAGTTGATATTCGCACCACCTTTGAATCTAGATGATGAACAGATATTTAAATAGTCTATGAATATGATATCTGGTTTGAATGATTTCTTGATTGCAAGTTCTTTGATTAGACCTCTGAAGTGATTACTGTTTGCAGTCGCAGTAGGATATTCTTTAATTATCAGTTTACCATTTACTTTATTGACTAATTCATCAATCTTACTATCAAACATTTTCTTTGGTAGAGAGTGCAAGTCTTCCATAGATATATTCATCAAGTTTG